ACAAATAGAAAAGCTACTTATTAGGAGAGATGAGATAATTCTTCATGCTATCAAGCATGGGTTCTCAGTTATTAAGATAGCTAAGTTATTAAAGCTAACAAGACAAGGTGTATATGAACGACTAAAACAATATAAGAATGAGGAGGAATAATGGCTAAATTTAATTTAGATAATTACGAAACAGTAGAGGATAGATTAAAAGCATATTGGAACGACAACCCGGAGGGTAGAATCAGTACAGAAGTAGTGCATGAAACTGCTGATGGAACTTGTGTCACTATCAAAGCAGAAATCTATATTAAGAATACAGATGAACATCCAGTTGCTACTGGTATAGCACAAGAAACTAAAGGACAAGGTGGATTTGCTAATACTGATGCCTGGGTAGAAAACTGCGAAACTTCGGCTATTGGTAGAGCATTAGCTAACTGGAAATACCAGGGTGCAAAGTCCCCTAGACCAAGTAAGCAGGAGATGTCTAAGGTTGGTAATAAACCTGCTGATGTCAAAGTAGAGAAACCAAAGATGACTTCAGACAAAGAGGAACTACAAGTACTAGAAAAAGCAAAGCAAGATTTTGCTGAATCTATTACTGAAACACCAAAGACACCTAAAGCTGACCAAATGAATATGTTAATAGATGGTTTTGGATTAGAAAAAAATCTATCACAACATTACAAGCGAGAAGCATTTAAGAAATCAGGATTATCTAAAGATGTTGAGTCCTGGACTAATGATGACATGAGTACATTCTTAGACCTGTTTGAAAAAGAGGTAGAAGCTGACAAGTCTGATACAGATTTAGTTGAAGATGTATTTGGAGAAGTTAAGGACATAACACAAAACTGTCCACAATGTGGTAAATCAGAATATATAGAGGACAATAGGGAGAAGAAAGCATCCGACCCTAAGTTTTCTAAAATACCTAGTTGGAGTTGCAGTAACTATCAAAACAAAAATGGTTGTGGTTGGACTGCCTGGGGAGATACAGATTGTCCTCCAGAATGGCTTTAGAACAAGCAGGGTTTAGTGGTATAGAGAGGTTGAAGGAGAGTCTTAAAAAGAAATATCCTAATCACAATTTCGATATACCACCAGAACCACATACAGAACATAAATCTTATTTGTGCAAAGACAATAAGATATTTTATACAGACAATGAGGGTAATGTTTTTTGCGGTGGTAGATACAAAGAAGTAGATGAAAAAAATCCATACGCATGGACTTGGCGTGAATGTCATGCCCTCGTTAAAAAAGCAAAGAAGGAGGAGAATCAAGATGAGTTACCTTTTTAACATACTATTTTATACAAAGAACTTTATCTTTAAGAATAGTTATACACCAAAAGAATTTAGGAGGTTTATATGCTTCATGTGTTATGAACCACACCTATTTCCACTTACAAGCAAAGACTATATGGCATGTAACGAATGCCTAGATACATTAAAGGAGGATTAAAATGCCTACATACGAAGATTCATACAGTAAAAGAAACTCGGGAGAGGACATGGCGGATGTAGCTATGCAAAAGTATCTTAAAGACAATGATTGTATTGAGTACAAAGACTATTTAAGAATAGGAACTGACCCTAAAGAAAATACTTTAGACTTGTTCTGGTATGCAACTAAGGTGCTACTCATACCAGACTACATCCTAGTTCGTAAAGGTTACATCTTTTTTATTGAAGTTAAAGGTACAAACAAACTTAAAGAAGAAGATTACTTTAAGATTCAAGAGATGGCGTTTAAAGGTGCAAGGTTCAAGGAAGTTAAAGTAGGTATCATGTATTTCAAATCTCCTGATGCTGAACCAGTATGGGTTGACCATCTTAAATTAAGAGATTATTGGTTAGACAATACAATACCTATAAAGCATTACCCTGAAAAAGATTTTATGGGTAACTTAAAACCATACAAAGAATTACCTTTATAGAGGGAAGTAGTTATCCCATCCTTTATCACTAATTGTGAAAGTGAGGACACCTGGGTGCGACCAAAGTCCAGTCTGTGCAGTAAAGTCTATGCTCTTGTCTATTGATGGTGCTTGAAACCAAGTCCTGTCACCTTGTTGTTTCATTCTTAGGTGATGGTAATGAGCAGTTACTAGAATCTCACTATCTCCGCTAGGCAAGAATCCAAACATCTGACCTTTCCACCATGCTTCAATCTTAGCTTCAGGGTTGCCGCCTCTGTTACCGCTCATGTGTCCATGAGTAAAGCTACAAGACTTACCCTTAATCATCATTGTTTGATGAAATCCATCAGGTATATTGACTTCTACTTTTCCATATCTATCAGGATTAGCAGACATAATCTCCTGGCATATTTGCAAGTGCATTGTATCTGAGTTGTCGAGTCTTGATGTAGCAACTTGACCTTTACTTGTCCTGGACATCTCACCATGATTACCTGGCACACCTGCAAGAACTAGCTTCGGTGCATGAGGTAAGAATGTGTCAATCGTTTTCATAATCATTGACCTAGCTAATGCGTATTGCTCAATCAATGAGAGAGAAACATTGTGTGGTTGGCTTTCGTAAAAATGTGGCGTACAGTTTTCTGTGAGGTCACCTAAACCTACCATATAGATTTCATCTATCTGTACTCCAAGTTTACGCAAGTCTTTAATCCTGTTTACTCCATCTTGTAATGCTCTATCGTATCTATTGATAGTGTTCTCAACTCCATAATCTTTTTTTCCGAGTTGCCAGTCACTCATAAACCACATGAATGCTGTGTCACCTGCGTTGTATTTCTTTTTTATAGGAGGTTTTCTTTTAGCTTGTTTAAATAATTCTTGAAAATATCTGTCATGTCCAGGTTTTTTCTTTCGTACAATGCCTTTAAACGCATAAAAAGTTTCAACTGTACCACCTTTTAACTGTGTATTCCAAGAAGATGCCCTTACACTACCCTCTATTTCGTAGTGTTTAGGGTCGAATCCCCATTCTTTTAATATAGAATCGAATTTATTTCTGTAATTTGGGTCTGTTCCTACATGAGTAATTTCACCTAGACCAGTCTGTTCATTGACTTCTAGTCCTGGTTGCCACCCAGTTTTGTAGAAATTATTACCCCATTCTTCTGGTATGTTAGGCATAATACCTCCTTTTTGCCCTGTTAGGCATAGTATAGAGGATTTATTTAGATATTTGTGTGTTTACTTAGAAACTGTTTTACTGTTTTTAGGACCAATTTGTTTTTTAGCGAACTCTTTTACAACAACTAAAGCTGCTGCTCCACCTGATAAGGCGGCAAGTTGAACTGCATCAGCGTCAACACCAACTAATGGTGCAACAGTTAACGCAGAAATAAACGCTTCAACAAAAGTCCAAACTGTTTTACTAAGAACATCTTTATATTCTTGGCTCATTTTGTAACTCCATGCTTCATTCCATGGCGTCCACACTACATCCTTCTTGAATGTACCATCAGAATTTCTTTTTCTTTTAAATTTTTCAAACATTAGCTTATTACTCTACCTTTAATCTTAGCATTTAAAGCTATGACCCCACCATTAATCTCTTGTAATTTTTCATATACGCTATCAGCTAGTATCATGTGGTCTTTAGATTTATTATCCACTTCAGGTTTTTGTTCTAGTAACTTAGTTATAGTTGTATATTCTATAGAAACTTTCTTTCCTTGAAGTAATTGACCTGCAACTTTTGCATACATTTTCTTGTACGCTCTTGTACTTGAACCAATAAAACCATCATCAGATACATCTAAATCTTGCTGTGTTTCACCGACAATAAGACATCCACTGGTATGCTCATCTGTGTTGCCTGTGTGTATAAGGATATAAGTAAAGTTAGGTACATCTTGTATGTGCAACATACCATAATGTGCATTTTGGTATCTCTCTGAATACTTTGCGTGAAATCCACCTGTTTTCCTAAAGTTTATATCGTATGTTCCTTCAGGTATGCAGGTTTCGTGCATGACTTTAACTGCTTGGTACTGGTCCTCTAGTGTATAACACTCAAACAAACCATCTATAAACAACATTCCATTCGTTGCATCTTTGCCGAACTGTGTTCTAACAACTTGTAATTTCATTACTATTCCTTTCTAAAACTAATGGTCAGCAACCATATAGCTAAAGTAATTACAGTAGCTAGTCCTGTCACCTGTTGTGCAGAACCAGTCAATGTTAATGTAGCAATAATAAGACCCACTAAAGTCCAACTAAGGTTTAGTGTTTCTTTAATTATAGTTACTAACCATGACCATAACTTTTTAATCATTAACTTCTCCTAAATATGAAAGCTGCCATACTAGCTATTCTAGTCAGAATAACTGGCACTACAACTTCTTGTGCTTTTTCTCTTTGGTCTTGTGTCATGTCATCACCTATGTTTGCTATAGTTATGTCACCTAAGTCATCAAAATCTACGAAAGTTTCTATAGGATTTTCTATGAATGACTCATAAGATATTTCTGTAACAACATCAGCAAGTGTGTAGTTCTCTACATCTGTATTCTCTACAGCTCTAGCTACATATTCTTCTACAGCTTCCGCTATAACCTCATCATCTTTAACAGACTCAGCAATAATAGCTACATCTTCTGCTTCAACTTGTAATACTTCAGCGACAACTTCTACCTGTTCTTCAGTAAGCTCTGCAACATCTGCTATAGCTTCCTCAACAACAGCTTGAACTACCTCTTGTATTTCTTCAGTAGCTTGGTCTAGATTTTGTACACCAATGTCGTTTACTTCTTCAAGAACTTCGACAACTTCTTCTTCGGTAAGGTCTTGTACATACTCTTGTATTGCTTCTTCTTTAGCTGCTTCATATTCAACTAACTCCTCTTCTGTAAATTCTTCTATCTCTTCTTCACTAGCTATCTCTAATTCGATAACAATAACTTCATCTATTTCAGCTACTTCTACAGCAACTTCTTCCTCAGTAAGTTCTACAGGTTCTTTAATCGGTGCTTCAAGTATCTCTCTGTCGATATCCTCTTCAATAATTTCCTGTATTGGCTCATCCAAAACTTCTTGTACATCCTCTTCAACTTTTTCATCTACAATCTCCTCTTTTATTTCATCCTGTACTGGTATCTCCACCACGATTTCGGGTGCAATATCTTCCAAATCAAATTCAATAATCTCGAACTCAATAGGCGGTTCTTCAAACTCCACCACTTCATCTTTAATAACTTCCTCTTTAGGTGGGTCGAGTACAACAACATCATCCTTAGGAATGATGATTTCCACATCTTCTTTAATTTCTTCAACTACTACCTCCTTTTTTATAATATCATCTTTAGTATCTTCTTCAATAGGTTCAGGTATATCACAATCACCACGCTCTATCTGTGCGTTAGTCATAAAACAACCATATTCT